TCAATGACTCTCCTCCTTCCCTTTGATCGCGGATATAACGTTGCTCAATGGCCCGAGAGGTACCCCGAGCTTTCCGCCATTCTCGACGATGCTTAGAAACTCAATGACGCTGTACGCGATAACAACGCCGTCGCCAATTACGCCGTTTGAGTTCAGGACCGATTTTTCGATCATGTACACGCAGCCGACCAAGATAATAATGTACGTCTTTCGAGCAAGCCCTGTGACTCCAATCCGACTGCTGAGCTCCTTCCTGACGTATCCCGCCATAAGTCCTGTCGCATAGTCCAACAGCATTAGTCCCAACAGAATGGTAAAGGCCAAGCCTAACCCACCAACGACCCATGAGAAAAAAGCTCCTACTGCTCCGAAGGCAGTTTTGAAAATCAATGGTTTGTCCATGTCAACCCCTCTTCCCCTTTTCGGGTATGAAAAATAACCCCGATTGCTCGGGGCCACGTATCGCATTTCTCAATCCGCCATTTTGAGAAGCAATCACATAAGATTTTATAGGCACATCAAGTATTAGAATGCAGACAAAGCCACATTTAATTTAGGTAATAACTTCATTTAACAATTCTCCATTACTGTCAAATGTTCTTGTATACGTGATAGTTTTAATTACGGTTATCCCATCTGAATCATAATAATACTGCTTTCTAATTGGATAATTCCCCTTCGAATCCACCGTACCAGACAGCTCGGATTTTGAATATAACGTATTAGATCCCTGTCTTTTATACTCAATTATTGTGTATTTCCCATTCGCGTCTTTTCCACTTCGATAAGTACTTAGGTTTTCAGGCTGATATCCGATAAAATCAACGACATCACTTGGAGCTACAGAAAAGCAACTTCTCCATAATGCACCGTCAAAGTAATAAGTCTCTGGGTAACTATTGACATAAGCATTATTACTACTTGGTGTTTTCTGGTTAAGACTTCTCCATGACATATCGTACACATATTTTGGATTGAAGGCTGACAAATTAGCTATCAGCTTTGCTTGGGATGCTGGACCTCCAGGTTGTTGTGAGGCATGATATACTTTTATACCAATAGCTTCTTCTGGAATCTTACCAGTCACATCTATACTTGCAGTTAAATATTTACCGTTTCCAATTCCTGAAGAATTGGGCAATCTAACTTCGACACCATCTGTCTCACCATACTCATTATAGGCAGTAAAAACAAATAAGGACTCTAACCCACCGTCATTCGCGCCAATAGTTGTTGAATTCACTAAGGAAACATTTGCTGAGTCCACTTGTGGTTTCTGTAAAAGGGTATTCGGTTTGCTATGAGTAACAAGCAAAAAATCGCCAGCGTTACACGAAATTGTCATATTATGTAAATCTTCAAAGTATTTAACTTTGTACCATTTTGCTAGCTTTTCTTTAACCCATGCGTTTCCATCATAAGTATAATTCCCTGATTTTACATACACCTCAGTTGAATTATTGTAAAACGATCTAGTTTTACCTGTGCCATAACCAATATCAGTTGTTTCCCACTGCCCACCTAACATTGGGCCAGAATTAATTTGATACCATGTCGTTCCGGAATCTAAACTACGAAGCACTGTAATTTTTTGTGCTCTTTCTAAATTTTTATCTCCGCTAAAATTAATAAAAACTGCTGCATTCGAATATCTATCTGACGTAATAGGTACATCAACATAGACTGGTTCGCTTTCTCCTTGATCGGTTACTACAACAACGGCATATTTTACATTTGGGACATTTAAGTTACCTACATTATCTATGCGATGAAAATAAGCTTTTATTGAGTCTGTGTTAAATGAAGCTTTATAAGAACTGGATACCCCTTCCACTTTAACCAGTGCTTTGTCTCCCGTTTTCATTCCTTTGATTGCATTCAATTGAGAAGGTGTTTCAACCAAATAATTCTGTGCAGGAGAATACCCAAGAACGGAAGTAAGCTTGGATTTTGTTACATCCTGAACCCAATTAGAGCCATCCCACCGAAAAATTGTCTCTACCGGTGGCTGTGATGTTGCATTGGAAGGAAGAAAAGGAAAAAAACTAAGAGAGCCGTTAAGTGCAATAGGATCGAAAAAATAATCACTGTTTGGAGTGACATCAATAAGACTAGATCCAGAAAAAGTGGCCCTTCTTGTATTTGCTCCATATTTAACATAGACCTGTATTTTTGAGATATTAGGCGGAATGGCAATTGTCATTTTTAACGTATATTTATCCGTAGGTACAGGGCTTCCAGCCTCAGGCACCTCAATGGGAATGCCCACGCCTGTACTAATACCGTTTGTAGTAATGCCCTCCACATACCAACTAGAAGACCCTGCTGGAACAGATGCAGGGCCATTATTTGTATAAAGGTTTGCAGTAATAATTTTTGGGGGATCAATTCTGTTAATATAATTTTTAACAAGAACCGAATCTCCAATTTGCCGATCAGAAACACTATCAAGATCTTCATTTGTTTCCACTATTCTCATCGGTCTAGATCCGCCTTGTCCATCTAGTCCCTTTTGAGCTATGCATACCCAGAAGTTTGTATCCGTCGGCAAATTTCCAGTTGAATCAGCAATACATTGATATGTGCTCCCTTGATAGATAACTTTATTCATGGGAACATAAGTGTGAGTCTTATCAAAAGCTTCCAACAATTTAAATGCATTATGATCGTTTACCCTTGCTGTCTCACTTGCTTGTCTGACTGTTTCTGCTTCTACTCTAGCAGCTTCTTGCGTTTTTCGCGTTAGTTCATTTGTTTGCCGTGTTTCTTCAGATAGTTCTCTTGCTTTCTCTTTATCCGTCCTTGAGGTTTCTGCATCTTTGCGTGTACTCTCACTACTGGCTCTAGTCGTCTCGGCCGAATTCCTTTTCAGCTCAGCCTCTATTCGAACAGTTTCTGCATTGGTTAGATTTTCGCTAGTTTCTGTTATCTTATGAATGGCCTCTTTTACTTTAACATTGGCATTATAATTAAAACGAGACATAGGTAACCCCCTCACCATCAATACCAGCGCCAATGTACGCTAAATTCACATTAGATACAGGCAATGTAACTGATTCACCAGCATCAAGCTCTATTGCATAATTTGTAGAAGTAAGTGAACTATTACCTATATAAATTTTTCCTGTATTTGTTTTTTTAGCGATTATGGTTACTTCTGTGCATTTTACGTCAGGTAATCTAACCTTTGTTCCCTTATTAGGTACATCTACGATTCCATGCTTAAAATTATTAGATCCAGTTATGGCAACATTTTGGCTGCCATCAGGATTGAAACTGATGGGTGTAACCCCATCAGCTCCAAAAATAACGACTGGAATATAGAAATTATTTCCGTCATTAGTTGGTCTCACAGCCCCTGCTCGTTCCCGATTGTCTGTAGGAAATGTAAATGGCATAGGTTCGTCATCCTTTCTATTGTGCTGTAAACGTAAGAGGTAACGTTATATGATTTTCAGGCTTGATTGTTTCAATCACTTGTCCTTTGGCAATAGCCCTTATTGCATCTTTTGTTTTTATTCGATACGGTGTTGCATTCGAATCCGCGACAGGAAGCAACTCAAAACACCCTATTGTATTATCTTTCAAAGCTATTCTTAATGCTGTTGACCCAAGTACACCAGAATTAATGTCGTAAATATTGAGTGCGACTATTTCTTGATTAATTCTTACATGGATTTCATCAATCTTCTTTTTAGTTACAAATTCTCGGTATGTGTACGCACTTTCATTCCCTGCCTTATCGTAATGAGTTACTGTGTAACGATATCTTGTTCCTTTTTTTAAGTTAAATACTGATTTTTCAATTACATTAATATCATTTGTAATCTCTACACCATTAAATAAATTTGGTGAACCGCCAACCCAAGATGTTCCTGTCCACTCGCCTAAATAGAAAAGAGTTCGAGCGTAACCTGAGGATGGCACAGGATCAGAAAAACGAAGCCATGTGAAAGTAGCTCTCGTCTCCTCATAAGTTACTGAAACATTCGGATCATTTGCGCGTTGAGTATCGACAAAGAATTTCACCTCATGCGGTCCGCTTTGATTACCCGCCTTATCCCGTAAATAAAAATGAACGATGTACTCACCATCGCCCGCATAAATCGGAACATCGAAGTAATAATCGCTTCCAGACTGTCCGGCAGCTTGAGGCCCAATAAAACTCATCCCAGATTTAACGTAGTAGGCTTCAACCGCTCCAACTCCGCTTAACGCATCACTCACACCATAAATCCAGGTACGACGTGTACCTCCAGTTTGGTTTGAATAGCTATAGCCTTGGACGCCTGTGATTTTGGGTGCAGAATTATCTCTTATTACATTGGCCCGAACCATTACAGGTTCATTCTGGGCTCTATCATAAGCTCGGAAATCTACTCCCCAATTTCCCTCGTAATCTAATGGAACGTCAATAAAGTAATTATTTGAGTTACCATCTCGAGTAGCATTAGCCAAAAAGTACCATGAACCATCAGGACGCACCACATGCACAGTAACCCGATCCACGCCGGATATTCCGTCAGTTACGTCAGCTGCCCACACTCTTGCGGAAGAACCCTGAGTATATTGAATACCAGATACGCTGCCGATTGTGGCTGGTGTCCTATCGACGAATGTCTTGATTTCACCAAGAAATCCGCTATTCCCCGCGTTATCGTAGGCATAGACATGGGTAGTATAAATGCCTTCATTGTTGTTATAGGCATTGATTGGAATGTCGCAGAACCAATTATCACTTCCGCCGTCTTTGATGCCATCTCGCCACTGGAAATCATATCCCGGCCCAGCGGTGGGAAATCTCACTACAGAGACACCGGACCAGTTGTCCTTTACATTATAGGCCCACACCCTGAATGTATTGTTCGGTTGTACATTCAGATGTTGTGTACCCGTTATACTTCCGGCTTCAGGCGGTTTAGTTTCAATACCAAACCATGGTACCCATGACCAAGGGCTTACAGCATCATATTGATCCCATGTACGAATTCGGTAATAATACTGATTGTCCCCAAAGTCATAAAACGTCCACTGGTTCGTAGCCGTTGTGTTTTTCCCTGAATCCATAACAATATTAGTAAATGCGCCACCGTCGCCAGCGCTGACTTGTATTTGCCAAGCCGTCTGGTGGTCTCCTCCGTCTGGATCGGAAAAAGTCCAGTTAAAGACTGGGTTCCGATTGTTGGTAATCGAACCATGGACCGGAGTTTGTAGACCGGGAGCATTTGGAGGATTATTTGGAGCATAGGTGACCCTTAGAATCGGAGGACTTCCACTCTCCCTAGTACGGAAAGATAACAGACCGTTTGCGCTGAACCATATGCCGACGCCTTTATCAAAAAACTGATTTAGGTTACTCCTAGCATAGTTTGTAACATCAAAGGAGTAATAATTACCTGGAAATGGATCGCCTGACCAAGGAGTACTTGATATTTCTCCTGAATGATTTGGAGCAAAGGAGGATTCTGTCCAATCAGAGATTAGAGGTCTGACTGATATTGTTCCAGTTGTTACTCCAGTAGTAATTCCAGCTCCAACTAAAAAAATTTCCGCTTTTGTTATTACATTTCCTTGTGGTATGGATATGTAGTTAAACGCCACCATTCCCACAGCAAAGCCACCATTAAATTCACCTATCTGCATTGTTGTACTTGTACCGCTAGAGCCAGAACCTCCTCGATAGCAGGCGTCTTTATAAGCAGATGAGTCTATATATGGCACGAGTAATTCCCCCTTTACAGATCGCTGCGAATCCACATACGGCCCATAGCTGGAGAATCCGGGTCTGATGTTCGGACCTCTACAACGAGCGGCTTCGTTTTATCTGCTCGGATTCCGTCCTTGACGCCTTGAAGCTCTTCATGTGCATCCATGACACCTTTTTCGATTCTGTTCATATCGTCTTCCGTAACAACCTCATCGTATTTCCAATCCGTTTTTCCGGTGTATGCCATGTTAAACCTCCTTAACCGTCATTGTATGCTTAATCACCGTATCGCTCGTAATCGGCACATACGCCTCGTTAGAGCTCACCACTTGCCCTTTGCTGCTTTTGAGCTCGATCAAAGTCACCTCAGCCACCGATCCGGCAGGAATCATATACTCCAGCTCCACGATGCCCGCTTCCACTTTTTTGATCCGGAACGTATCGATCTCATAGTTCCCGTTCAGCACCACTTTTGCAATTTGCGTATTCGTAAATTGAGCCAACTCGCTTATAAACGTTTTAGGAATCATTTCACCTGTACCTCCTTGCCACGATTGGCGAATGGGGTGCTGCCCAGCTTCCACGTCGTGGAAAGCCGGGTCATCCGGGTAAGCGGCGTTTTCCAAATGCGCTCCTCCAGCCCGACGCGATCGGCCAGAGAAGTCGCTTGGTTGTATACAAGGTTCGCCGGCTTAACGATTTGTACCGTATGCTCGATCTCCTTGAAATACGCCGCATCGGGTACACCCATCGTAATTTTCAAAATGAAATTTTGCCCATCCACTTCAACCTTCGCCACGCCCGGCCCGATGAGAGAATCCAACCGGCTTTGCAGGTAGCGGACGGTGAACGGCGGACGCGTGGAATAACGGTTAATCAACCGGTTGCGCCGGAACTCCAGCGTCTCCACTGCCGAGTCTGCACGAATACCGACCATATCCTCCCGCCGTTTGATCACCCATTCCTGCGCCGTAGTGACGAATTGGTTATCCAAAAACTGCCGGACCGCTTGGGCAATCGCCTCGATTTCCTCGTCCTCGGTTCGGTTCAGCTCTTTCATTTCCTTGATCTCATGAAAATGCTCCGGCAAATATTCCATCAGCTTAGGCATGCAGCGTCACCTTCCCCATCTGCGGGATTTTCTCCGTAGACAAAGTAATGTTCGCCGTCTGGCCATTCAAGCGGGTACCCTTCACATCGTTCACCCCGGATACGGTCAAAATACGCGCATCGATCTGGCTGATCCGGACGATCAGTTGCGATTCCTCCGCCCAGGTTTGCCGCAATCCGAGCAAATAGGACGAAATGGCTGCCTCAATCTCCCCCTGCACCTGCCCGACGGTCACACCGGCACCGAGCGTAATCGTCGTCTCCACGTCGATCTTCACGTTTTGAACGCCGCCAATCGTGACGGTATGGCCCATCGGAGCCAGCCCCCAGCCTTTGCCCTGGTTCACCGTAGGATCTATGGCCGTCTGCACTTCTTCGATCAAGGCAGCAGACGGCGGATTAAAATCGCTGCCCAACAAGGTACATTTGACCGTTCCGCCTCCCTGCCATGCCGGGAAGATTTTGACCCCGCCAACGCCGGGAATATTGCCGATCTTTTGTTTATAATCCGCCACGTTGCCCCCGAACGGCTTCTCCTTCTGTCCTTGGAAAAACCGCTTCCGAAGCACCTCGTCCGTCTCCTCGTCCTCTCCCGGGACAAGCACGTCAGCCAATTCAGCGCGGACAAGTCCGGCGATATAATCGATGGGCAGCAGCGCGCCGAAATAATGGTTTCCGGTGACGCCGGCCGTTTCGCATTCCAACTCGAACACGCCAGCCGCAATGCGGCGAACAACCGCATACCGCAGGTCTCCGGCCCCGAACCGGCTGCCGACAGGCACATCCGTCGGTGCGTCGGCATTCCCGTAAAATAGCCCCTTGCGGCGCGATTTGCTGGCCTTTTCACGTTCAACACCGAATTCGGCCGTCCGCCGTTCCAAAAATTCACCGCTCGACGTATCTGCAAGCGAAAGGTTCAAATTCGTATCCAGCTGAAAATACATCTCCGTCAGCTCCAAAGCGGCCGGCGCAAGGGCGTCATAGATGATGCTGCCCTCCCGCTTGTCCACGTCTGCCGGCACACGGGAAAGCATCCGGTTCAGAATCGTTTGAAACGTCTGATGTTCATACACCCGCTCCCACTCCTTTCGTCATCTCAAAACTGCCGTATTGCGATACGACGGTGAACGAAGCCGAAGCTTCGTCCCCCATAACCGTGATCCGCATGTCCTGCACATCCCGAATCCGATCGTCCTGCATAAGCGCCGCCCGGATGCGCCGGTGGAGCTCCGCCTGCACGAAAGCAGGCTCTCGTCCAAGCAATCCGGCGAACTCGCGGCCATAGTTGCCGCTATAGATCAAATGCTCAAAACGCTCTGTCTCCAAAATGAGCTGCGCAGCCTGCTTGACCGCGTCCAGCCCGTCGGTCATACCGACGATCCGGTTCGTCGCATTATCCAACCGGTAAGTCCGGCTGGGAAGCTGCGCAACTTCCACGTTCCGGTTGTTTCCCAGCACACCGCCTTGCGGAATCATGCCGTCACCACCCGATCTACAATGACATACTGCTCCCCGCCCTGCATGCGAAGCAAAATGACAGTGTTACCCGTTTTCAGGCCTTCCCGGATGACGATCTCCTGTCCCCCCACCGTCACCCGGTAATCCGTCAGCTGTTCCGGAACAACTAAAAAGTCCTCCGTCAGCGTAAACCGTTGGTCAATGGTTACACTCAGAGGACTTTCGCTTGCTACCGTTCCGTACAATACGGATACCGGATTGCCCGCCTCGACGGCATCGAGACCGGCTTGTTTGATAAGATTTAAGAGTCCCATTCCTACCTCTCCCCAATGCGAATGTCGATCAATTCCAAGCTCATCGTATGCTCGACACTGCCGTCAAATTTATGCGTGCATTCATTGACCAAAAAGCGTTGGTTCAATCCCAGCTCTTCCATGTTAATGGAAACGTAGCAGCCGGCTCGCACGCGGATATCCCCAAGAGCGTCGATCGAAAACGACCTTTGCTCGCGGTTTTTCAGCTGGATCAGATTGTCCAGCATTTCTTTGACTTTTTCGACGCTCACCTTTTCGTCGACGGTCTGGTAATGCTGAAGCAGCCCCCATTTGGCGATGGCTCGGCTGTCTTGAACAATGTACAGCTCTCTCTTTCCGGATTCTTTATTGTCCCGGACGATCTTGATCTTGTTGCTGGTTTTGTCGAGAGAGCGTTTCTGCTTGTAATCGTAAACAAGGCTCGTATCCCCAAGCGAAAAATCCAGTGCCATAGTTTCGGCATCACGAAGCGTCAACTCCCCGAAATCGTCGAAGAGGACGTAAATTTTTTTCGTGGCGATTAACGTCTTGTCAAGCGCTTTGAAAATGATATCAAGCAATTTCGTATTATTTTCGCTAAGCCCCGGAATGACATGCTTTGTATCGTCCAGCTTCCCGAGCTTCAGCCCAAAGTCTTTGCCGATACGTTCCACCACTTGCGTTGCCGTTACATTCGAGAGCACGTAAGAGTCATTTGCAAGCAAATAGCGCATTTGATCGTAGGCCGTAATCTGTACGGTTTCCTCTCTCCCGCTTTCGATGGAGAAAATATAGCCGTAAAACACATTGCGGCCGTCTTGTCTAACCCGAACAATGTCGCCGAGGTTGTACTTGAATTCTTTCGATTCGTAGAAACCGCCCTTGATCAAGGTCATTTCAAAGCTTGAAGCCTGTCCGACCCGGGCGGTTTTAAATGTCGCTTCGGAGACGATCCCCGAAAGGTCCCATAGGAAGCCGTCCTTGTTATCGATTTCGATCTGGAGCATGACGGTCCCCCTTTACTTTGGCAGCAGTTTCAGTACCGTGCCGTTTCGGATACCTTCTACCTCTGAATCGGAAATCCCATTCAATTCTTGGATTTCGCGGGCACGCGCACTGTCGCCGTAGTACTTTGTAGATATTTTCGTAAGACTGTCCCCGTCTTGGAAGATGTGCGTCTCCGGCATGACCCCTTCGTTCGGACGAGCAGGCTGCTGCTGAACGAGAACGGTCTCCCCTTTGGCATTCACAACAGGCTGAACATTTCTGGCTGAGTAAAAGACGTATTCCTTAAGCGACAGCGTATATTCGATATCACCTGGGGAACCGGCAACTTCCTTCCATTCGAACTTTTCGATCGAGGCCGGAAAGTTAAGATCTCGATCGCTGGCGTTATCTAGTTTTCCATCTTCGCGACCACGACGAACGATATACATAAAACGAATGGGATGCTTGGTTTCCATCCATTTGCGGATATCTTTCACGTATTTCATCGGGTCATGAATCCCATCGCTAAGATACAGATACTTCGGATTCGGAGTCAGCTCCGGAATTCCCTGTACAATAAACGGATAGTTATGCGATTTTGAGGGAAAGAAGCTGCTGAAGCTGACCGTTTTCAGCCTCGGGCTCTGAATGACATTAATTTCGCCCGCGCGCGTCTCCTCTGTCCCCCCACCTTTGCCGACAATGTTGTACGTCTTCCCTTGACCTTCTTCCGAAATTTCGATCGATTCCGGGTTGACCGGCAGCCTCCAACCCTCGGCCTGGTTATTAAAACTCAAATAAATAAAATAATGGTCTTCCATCACGCGTACACCCCTTGAGCGGAATTTGCGATTTCGCGCGACATCACTTCTTCGATGCGCCGGATCATTTCGTTCGCATCAGTCGGCTGGTGAATATCCCCTGTGGTCACCTGTACGGTCGGTGTCAGCGTCACAAAGTTTTGGATGCTCTGAATTTCAGCCAAATCCCGCATGACCTCCAAGTCTTCGCTGGAAATATCGACCGTATTATCGATTTGGCCGATCGAGTTCACGTGGTTGAGATTAGGAAGCTCGGAGCCAGGCTGTTTGCCAGCAGGGAAGTTTTTCGGTACATTAGTCCACTTTTTTACTCGTTCTTTGATGTCATTGGTCTTGTCATCAGGATTACCTACAACAGGTGGCATGATTGCATTCATAAACTTTTGACCTTCGCCAATTGCATCGAAAGTGCTCTTTTGCCCCATGCGGCGATTAGAATAATCGACCACATCTTTGTCCGTCTTCGGCTTTAATTTTTCAACCTCCACTTTGAATGTAGGGATAGGAGGAATTTCAGTCCCTGCAAAATCATTAAATTTCTCAATTAACCAATTTACCCCTTTGACGCAGTCATTAATAAAGTTACTGAAATATTCGTGTAAACTTAGAAATATATCGTAAAACAATTTTTGAAGCGCATACGCCGGATCGGTGAGAACATTCGCAAAAAACTCAGCAAAGGCGACCAAAATATTCCAATAAACTGCAAAAAAGTTGTTAATGGATGCCTCCAAGCTCATAAATAACCCAATTACAAAGCCTATAACTTCACTCGTTGTAATCCCAAAATAATTTAAAATTTCAAGAAGTATTACAATAGCTGCAATGACCAAAAATACAGGCCATAGAGCGGCAAACCATTGCACTAGCCATATGCCCGCTAGCACCAATAAAACGATACCAAGAGCTACCAGTATATTTTGAACAAGGCCAAAATTATTAACGAGAAACTGCACTACAGTCGACGTTATGTCAGCAATTACAAAAAGGCCGGCTCGAATACCTTCAATGAAAGACTGAAATTTTTGGGATTTGAAAGCTTCGTTAATCTTTTCGCTCAATTTACCAAACGCCTGAAAAGCAGCTTGACCCATTTCAGCAAAAGCATTCTTAACATTAGTTACCAACGTTCCAACTTGTTCCGTCGGACTATTAATCATAATTTCATAAGCTTTTTGACCCATATTGTTCTGTTCGAGCAGCTTGTCGAAAGCGGAAACGAATCCTTCAATGTCGCCTTTATCTGCTAATTCATCAAGCTTCAGCTCATTTACCTGGTTTTGACTCATCCCAAAACGTTTTGCCAAAGCAGCCATAGAAGCCGTATCCCCACTCAATGCCTCTTTTACTGCCAATCCGTTAGCCTGCAAACCTTGGTTCTGGGGATCGAATGTCGCCAGTCGATGAGCAATGTTGTTCAGCTTGCTGATCTGGTCCGCGTTCTGCGCAACAGGCATGAACGTTAATGCACTGGACAAATACTCGTTGACATCGACCCCTAACCCTAGCGCTTCTGCTTTGTAGAATTCAAACATGGATTCGCCAAACTTATCGTTTTTCTTATCGCCTCCCGCACGTTCAATGAACATGTCTTTTCGCTTTTGCTGCTCCATAGCCCCTCCAATGGTAGCCTGAAACAGCTTCTGCCCATTCTCGGATAGCAATGAACCAAAAGCAGATCCAAATTTTTGGAATGAGCTTTTCGCATTTTGTGCTGCCGTATTTGAGGCTCTTTGTGGCCCCGCATTCGCTGTTCCTTGAGCTGCCGCGGCCGTTCCTCGTAATCCTCGAAACCATTGTCCCACATTCGGTAGTCTAATTTTCTGTAAGGCTGTTGAAATATAGTTTCTTAACTTACCAAAGCCCGTCGATATCGCCAAAATTACTTGTTTAGACTTTTGCAGCCCGGCTGTAAAAGCATTGAACAACACTTGCTTTATTGCCTCTGCGGCTCGGGCTATCGGTTTTAAATTAAGAGAAGGCAATTTGAATTGCTTTATATTCTGAAATGCTTTATTAACCTTTTCTCCCATATTGCGGAACATTCCGGATATTTTTCCTGGCGATCGCTGAAGCTGTTGAAGTGCTGACAAATTGCCGGAGACATTAATCGTTACGTTAATGACGATCCGGACCATCGAAGACGGAATGTTGAGGGACGGCAATCGAATCTGACGTAATTTTTGAATAATATTCTTCTTCAGATTAGTCACCCATGCACTCGCAGCTTCGGACACTCGTTGAAATTGCAGAAAGGCCATTGTGCTTATACGCAATATGCCTGTCCGAGCGGATTGCACTAACTTTGGAACCTGTCCAAACGCCGTTGCCGTACGTTCAAAAATTTTGAGACCAAAATTCACATCCACTACCTCCTTTCTACAACCTGAAAAGAAGCGCCTCCTAAGAGACGCTTCTCATAGCCCTTTTTTAGCGCGGGCGCGCTTTTCCTTTTCCACCCGCACGTCGATCATGGCGTAGATCGCGGCCCTTTCGTGCCGCGACATCGCCATGAGATCCTGCGGTAAAATGTGAAGCTCATGGAGGGCATAGTAGGCATAATTCGCCTCGCCTGCGCCCTCGTTGATCAGTTTTTTACTTCATCAACCAGCTCGTTCATATCCTTGTCGAAGCCGTTGAGCTCCTGCACTTTTTGAAGCAGGTTTGCGTACTCCCCGGGGAGCAGCATTTTGCGCAGCAGCGACTCGGCGCCGAGCACGCCGTACGATTGCTGCAATTCCGCATCCTTGAGGTTCGGGAAAACGACGCTGTTCACGGCCAGCTTGGCGATATACTCGTTCTGGTCGACTTCAGTGGTATAGCTGCCGCCTTTGCCTTTGACGCGCTTCGTTACGGCTTTACGCACCGCCTCGTTTTCATCCTCCGTCATGCTGCGGAGACGCCAAGGCACCGGAACGCCCTCCCGGTCCTTAAATCGTTCGGAAATAATGACTTCCTCAATTGTGTTGGCTTCTGCATTTTGGGCAAAAAATACGCTTAAATCGCTCATGTATCATGTCCTCCTGTTAATATGATTAGTTCATGGAAGGGGCTTTGAAACGATCTTTAATTTCAATACCGTCGAAGGTGAAGGAAATTTCCTCCTCCAACGTGTCACTTCCGGTATCGAGAGACGCCATAATGACACTGTCCAGGTTGACATTTTTAATAATAACGGTTTGCATTCCAACGGAAGAGGAAGGGTCCTCGTTCGTTACCGTAATATCGAAATAAGTATCCTTGCCGCTGACCATATATTCATTCATCAGGTCGCGGAAAAGCGTCGTGATATAGTAAATCGTCATGCTGCCGGTACCCTTCCAACCTTTTGCCTTGCTTTGCGTTCCCCGGCGACCGAGCGCCTTGATTTCGGCCTTTTCCTTCTCGACCTTGGCTTCCAGCTTTTTAACGTAGAACATTTCTTCCTTGTTTCCGTTGATCGTTGCGTAAGCACGGCCTTCCTGACCGCTAATCGTATCGCGAGCGTGTAACACTTTTTGATCTGCCATGTTACTTCACCGTCACTTTCATGTAGATTTTTTCGATCGAATCCACCGGCTGGACGTGCAATTCCACATACACGCTGTCCGCGTCCTGGCCTTGAATGACATTCACATCGGTTTGCGAATTGAAATTTTGGATGGCCGCATTCGCCTGCAGCGATCTCAGGTAAGTGACGACCTCGTTCCACAGCAAATTGCGCCCGTCGTGGTCGTTGCTCACCTTACCGATATAGAATGTCTCGAAAATCCGCTTAATATCGTTGGCAATGCCGTCGAGCACGCGGATTACGCGGTTTTTGGAGAACGCCTTGCCCTTGGTCGGCAGGAAGCTTTTGAACGTGTTCAGGTCCTGCTCAATAATGGCACGGCCTTTGTTTTGCACAAACACAACCTCGCCGCCGCGCAGCGCGGATTCGATTTGGGAGTTCGTGTAACGGATGTCCACGTCCACCGCATCGTCGTACGCTTGGTACGTCAGCGATTGGTTCACCTGCGCCCCGGCTGTAGCCGCAGCTACCCATACCGTCGCTTTCACTGCATCCAGAACGGTGCCGTCCGTCAGCACGACGCCGTTTTTGACGCTGATGATGCCTTCAAAATCGGCTGCCGGATAGTTTTCCAGCACGGCCTGCACCTTCTTGCCTTCGGTGTCTCGAAGCCGCTTCACGAATGCCGTGTACACGGATTTCAACGTAGCGTCGCCGGATGCGAGCGCCATCGTTTGGAAGTCGAACACTTCGATCGCCCCGAGGTAATCGGTATGGTCCTGGTTCGTCACAGTGCCGTCAGCACCGCCGGTGAGCGAAGCGCCCGCCGTTGCCGTCAAGTCGCCCGTGCCGCTAAATACGACCCAATCGTTCGCCTTCAGCCCGGCGATATTGGCCACCGTCTGGGAATCGACGGCTTGGCCGGCCAGCAGCGTCTTCACGTCGAATTTCGTATTGTCGTCGATATTCGCTTGAACGACGACCGACAAATCGTTGCCGCGCACGCCACCGTGCTTGGCCGTTACCTTCAGCGCGCCGACCGTTGCGGCCGCCTTCGTCCCTGCATTCAAACGGTACAGCAGCACCATTTTCGCGCGCTTCAAAGCCTCCCGAACCAGCAGCAGCTGAGGCGCTGCGATATCGTAGCCGAGCAGCGTCTTCACATCGTCTCCTGCGCTGATGGTCAGCACCTTTTTCGCTTCGCCCCAGCCGAGCGGCAGCGCCATCGTCATAATCCCGCGATCGCCGGCTGCACCGGCCGGTTTTCCTTCACCTACGAAATTGATGTACACCCCTGGGCGTACTTTGTTTTGAGTTGTCCATGTTCCGCCTGCCATCTACTCCACCGCCTTTTTCAAATATTGTTCGATTTGTTGTTTGACCTGATCGGTCGTATACGTTTCCTCGTCTTGCAGCAGAGCGTTCAGCAAATCTTTTTGCTGCCCCGTAAACAGCTGCGATTCCAAAAACTGCTGCTTCGTAAAAGCCGGCAAGCTCTCCTGCGCCACAGTCGTTTCTTCCTTCATGGCTGCCGCTTTCGACGTCCCTTTTTTAATCATGTCGGATATGTTCCTCCTGTACTAAATTTCGCATCGTTGGCACGGCCTCTTTGGGCCGCATTACATGAACCTCGAAGCTCACGTAAAAATGAAGCACGTTGTCTGCCAAAGTGTAACGCATGCCTGAGCTGCGATACGTATGACCTTCCCACGGGATCAGCTCAAGCCGCTCGTACAACGTATCCCGGACCGTCTCGCAATCTCGGATCAACTGCGGACTGCCCGGAACCGGAAAGTAGGCGATGTCGAACGTCCCCGTCCGGATATACCGGCGGTTCATTACGTGCTTCTGCGCACCTTCCGTTTGCCGAACAAAAAAAGCAGGCTTCGTAAAGTCCTGCTCGACTTGTTCCGTATAGACGCTCGCGGCCGGAAACAATTCCTTGAGCCGTTTCGCGATCCCCTGCTTAATTTCTTCCACGTTCACCACCCCGATAGAAGCCGGATAAAAGCTTCATGAATTGCCGCAGCTTGCGTTTCCGCCTGGCAGCGGCTTACACCTCAAAGGGTGCTCCGGAAATCGCCTGCTCGAACTGTACCATCCAGTTTGCGCAACCGCTCCATATCCTCCCTCCCCCTGAAGCCTAATCTTGTGCGGCGGAGCGAATGCAAAAAGAGCCGCATCGCTGCGACTCTTTCGTTCGTGTTCCCCTTAGCACAATTATCTTACATTAACATCATAGCACGGGAAAACCTCACTTCGTTACAAAGGTTGTCCATAGTTATTCCAATGCTTTTGCAGACGAATTCCAACGTTTTTCCACCAAGCCTATCTTTCTCAACTCAGCCCACAGCCTCGATACTTTCTACCTCCGCATACAGCTCCTCCGCGGCATTCCGCACTTCCTCACGCACCGAATCGCAAAGCCGGCGAATCTCTTCCTTATATAGAAGCAAAATTTGTGCCGTATAGTAAACGAAGCTGTAAAATGCCTGATCGGAGACGGGATCGTCCTCCCAACGTTCCTCGTCCTCTTCTTCGTCTTCCGGCCAAAGCTCATTTTCATGAAGCAGATCGGTGATGGACGAGAACGGTTCCATGTCCACAACATGGCCTAGCGTATCTGCGCACGCAACCGCAATGGGCTGGCACATGTTCAGAATCGCGACGATAAGCACAATCAAACGCTCGCGCTCCTGCTCGCTTAATTCCTGCTTCGCGGAGTCGTTCGCAGCTTCGCCAAGCATCCTCATCGCAAAAATGACGCCGAACGGCGTAGCGTGCCACAGCGTGCTTTGATGCTCAAGCTCCTCAGCCAATCGCCCGGCGGCATTGTCCATTGCCTCCATATCTCCGTAAGCCATCGCATGAAACCATTGCGGGACCGCCGCTGCCCGTCCGTAGGAGGAGATCAGGCGCTGCCACGGAATCTCTTCCATTTTTACGTTTTTGATAAATGCCAAATCCTGCTGAAGCATCGGTTTCTCCCCATTTCCTCTTTATTGAAAATTAGCTTCATTATAGCACAAGCGAAGCCTGCCGAACTGGTCAAGCAGACCCATAAACGCAAAAAAGAGCCGCAGACCGCTGCGACTCTAGCTAATCAATATTCCGTATTCCTTTAATGCTTTGCGTCTCCATCCATAGAAGGTGGATAAGGAGATGCCCAGATCGCAAGCGATGTCATGCGGCTCGTTTCCATCCACATACAGCAATTTGAGCACTTGCGCGTATTCGTGTTTAAAATCGTCCAGAGCATCCATGGCTTGCTCCATCTGCTCTTTTTGCCGTCCCAGCTCCTCCAACTCGCTTACCCGCGCCAATATCCCCTGATAACCGTCCGACGTACCCAGTTGCCCTTCCAATAGCGCTTTGATTTTCGCCTCCGTGCTTCGAAGCGCTTCTTGGTCTGCCCCGGATGTCGCCAGCTTCCGCCATTGCCGGTGCAGGTCTTGCAGCTGACCGTCCTGAACAATCGTGCCGAGCCGCATCCCGCCGCTGACAGGGTATTTCTCAAGCATCTTGATTCGTCCGACAAGCCGTTTATATCCGCGAAGCTGATCTATAGCCATTTTTTCGTAGTTTTGTTCGAGATTAAGCATCATCATTCCGGTTTGTTCCCCTCTCGTCATTCTCTGGAAGCATGTCCGATCGAACTTACAGCTTAAACTTGCAGCACCGTTCACCCGAGCTTTTCCGCCGCGTGGAGCAGCTCGTCAAAATATTTCGTCGGAACGTCCGGCAGCCGTTCGGCGCCGTAATGCCGGAGGAGCGCCCGAATTTCACATTGACGTCCGGCTTGAACGAGCCCGGCAAACTTCGTCCGGATCATCTCCAAAGTTACCGGTTGACGCGGTTCCCAAGGCTCTGCTTGCCCACTGTAAACCTGCTCCGCCTTGTTGCTCTTTGCCGTTTTTGCGGCAATCTGCCGCCGCTCCTTTACAAGGTTAGCCGGTTGAGCCGCGTTTGCAGATTCGAGGTTTTGGACGTAATTCGTCATATTCGAGCGCCTCCATTCGTTAGCATATCGTTCGTTTTACAAAACTAAGAATAAGCTATTAGCTTCAAAATGACAACCAGTTAATTTAATCATATAGATTAATTATCGCATAAAAACATCCAAAAAACAAACCATTTGCTTAATTTTTCTCCCAATTTCTTCATTTTCTGTTTTTCCAAGCTTGATTATTAAGCTAAAAGCTGATATAATGGAAACAAATGTTCTTCTATTAAAAAGCCAGTTCAGAAAAGGTGAAATGTCTTATGGGGAATCGGGTGCGGGACATTCGAAAAGCACGGAATATGGCGGGGACCGTTGTCGCCGAGCTGTTGAACATTACGCCTCAATATTATTACGAGATCGAAAGGGGAAAAAAACGGCTGAGCGCCGATATGGCCGGCAAGCTCGCCGCCTATTTTCAAGTAACGACGGACTATCTTCTCGGCTTGTCCGACGAGCCTTCACCGAACGTATCGGCCATGGAGGAGAAGCGGGACGCGTCTTCCTTGACACCCAAAGAAGAGAAGGACATCGCCCGGGATCTCGAACGAATGCTCAGCGATCTCGAGTCCGACGAAGCACTTGCCTTTCATGGCGAAACCTTGGATGAGGAGAGTAAAGAATTGCTGCGAATATCGCTAGAGAATTCCATGCGGCTTGCCAAGCAGTTAGCGAAACAGAAGTTTACCCCGAACAAATATCGAAAATAAAATCGGTACGGGGGTAGATAAGCAGATGCGAAATTCGAAACAAGCAGCCTTGCGACTGATTAAAAAGTACGGAACGAACAACCCTTTCAAAATCGCATCTCAGAAAAACATCCATGTTCTCTTTGAGCCACTCGGCAACATTCTCGGCTACTTCAGCACGTACAAACGAATCCGCTGCATCCATATCAACCAAGGCTTGGATAAATCCGGCCAGCACTTTACGTGCGCGCATGAGCTCGGGCACGTGATCCTTCACCCCAAAGTGAATACGCCCTTCCTTCGCAGGAACACGCTCGTTTCGATCGACCGGATCGAGAGCGAAGCCAATCAGTTCGCCGTCGAGCTGCTGATGCCCGACGAGCTCATCCTGGGCGGCATGACGATCTACGAGGCGGCGGCAGCAAGCGGCGTGCCGCAGGAAGTAGCGCATTTAAAGAGTCTCCCGAAGCGGCAGCGCAGTATCTGGAAAAGCGAAGATACGTATTTTACTATCTAATTAGCGTAAGTAAAACACAGAGCCGGTGGTCCTTAGCGTAGGAAACACCGGCTTTTTTTCGGTATATTTCCCCATGAGAGCCGCATATAGAAAAATAGACCGCCTCCCACGAGAGAGAACGGCCTATTTGCTGCCTGCTTATTCTGCTATGTCAGCTCGAACCCGCAATCCACTTCCAAAAATAAAGCCATTTCGTACATCGCCGCAAGCCGGTTTCGGTCGTACGTATCTTTGGACATGCTCAGCCTGCCGCATACCTGCGTATCCGTCGGCGTATTTTGCCGCATATACCGCGTTTCGATGATCGACCGCTGCTTCTCCGGCAGCAGGCTCAGCGCGATTTCCACGGTATCGCACACGTAACTGCGGTGCATTTGCTCGTTTACGTTGTACACGGCGATCTGCGCAGTAGGATCGCTTACCGCATTCGTCGCCCCATGGTATCGCGGGTCGTAGCTGGCGGTAACCCGGGCTTCGCGGCGTTCGAAGCTGCTGTATTTGTAGCTTCGGTACAGAGCCAGCCGTTCTTCCATAGCTGCGCGGACGGCTTTTTTTTGCATAAGCGTGAGCGTATCGTTCAT